GATTATGTTGTGTCGAGGCATAATCTTGAACATTATGCTAACCCCGTAAAGGCATTGAAAGAATGGTATCGTATCCTTAAACCAGGAGGCAAGCTCGGCATATCTACGCCGGATGATAGACGGCTTAACGGGATGAGGCTCGATGAGACTCACAGGCATAGCTGGAACAGAGAGGGAATGAAAGACCTTCTTGAACTGTGTGGGTTTGAAGTCAACGAGATTGGGGGTTCAACTAATGGATGGAATTTTTATGCCATAGCGAGCAAGTTGGAGGCCGCATGAACCATAGAGTCTGTTTTTGGTACGATGGGCGGTATCGCAACGATGGCCCTCCACTGTTTTTAAGACAGGCCGCTTTGCGTAACATAGCCGACCTTGGCCTTATTGCCGCTGACCACAAGATACCTATTAGCGATTATCGGCGTTGGGGAAAATATGACCTCAATATCTGGACAGATTTCGGAGAAGATGGGTTGCCGGAAGAATATGTAAAAATACCTGGGGAGGAAGGAACGAGGGTCTACTGGTGTTCTGACAGCCACCTTGGGCTTGATTACAGACTTCAGAAGGCGCGTGAAGCGGATTATGTGTTTGTAACGATACCGAGGCATATCCCACAATTTAAAGAAGCCGTAGAGCATGATAGGGTGTATCATTTGCCTCATGCTGGCGAACCTTCCTGTTACTTGAAATACAACACAATCAAAAGATATGATGTTTGCTTTATAGGGCATCTACCTAACGAGAAACGGGTTGACTTGCTTGATAAACTGTTTGCCTCCGTAGGTGACATCTATTACGGACAAAAGTTTTTTGAGGAAGCCTCCTTTAAATACAGTGAATCCAAAATAGTGTTTAACCATTGCATAGGTGATGAAGCCAACATGAGAGTATTTGAGGCTACATTAAGTGGTTCTATGTTACTCACTTCTTATAGTGAGGAAGTGGAGGCTTTGGGATACAAAGACGGCAAGCATCTCGTGTTTTATCATGGCCCTGAACACATGGTTGAACGCACAAAGTACTATCTTGAACACGAGAATGAAAGAGAGAAGATAGCAGAAACGGGCCGTAAGTTTACGCTCGATAATCATACATACCTTCACAGGATAAAAGAAATCCTACGGGTAGTAAGGGAGGAAAAAAATGGCAAAAGGACATCGGCTGGTAAAGAAGATAACGAGTTCGGGCATAGTAACCACAGCCTTAAAGCCGGGAATACTGTGGGGATATAACCTTGTAGGGGGCACTACTGCCTCCAAGGCTCTGTTTGTGAATGGTGGGTCTGGTGGGACGGATACCTGGGCCGGAACGACTATCGCCAACACCGCCATAGGAGACACAAGCAAGTCCGAACACTTCTCCGAAGGCGTTGTATTCAGCACTGACATATACTGTACCCTTTCGGGCACTGGTGCTTATGTCTATGTAACTTATGAGGAACTTGATTAAGGAGTTTGAAAAATGGCAAAACCAGAAGCGGCAAAAACCGATGTCGCAATCGCAAAAGGAAAGGAATGGGCAAAGGGACTTACTCAAGTAGAATTTGAAAGAGAATTTGTCAAGCGTAATCCATACACGGATGTAATTCCTGGCGTTGACGAATGGATAACCCGAGAAGAACCCGAACAAAGAGGGATTAGCGGTGTATTGCCTGAAACCTACATCGGGGGAGACTAAATGGCTAAAACATCCTACCTTAATATCACTAATAGAACCTTACGCCGCATAAACGAAAACGTCATAACTGATGTAACTACCACAACCGGAAAATCTAAAATCATAACCGACCTTGTGAATGAAGCTCAAAGCGTTCTTTATTCCGAGGCGATAAACTGGTATTCTCTTTATGCCACAGCTACCATTACGACAGTAGCTGGCACAGGAGAATACGCTTTGCCGTCTGACCACGGACGGACTATTGTTATGATAAACGAAACGCAGGATTATGTGATGGTTGAGGACTTTATAAAGAACCTCGACATAGCCGACCCTAACCGTGGCGAACAAGCCAGCCCTACACATTTTACGATACAGGCTGGCAATTATAGACTTTATCCAATCCCTTCTGCCGTGGAAACCTTGAGATATAGATACTATAAAGTCCCTGCGGCACTATCGGCAAATGCAAATACTTCTGATTTACCGATAGAGTGCGAACCAGCATTAATGGAATGGGTAAATTTTCAGATATACGAATATCTCAAACAGTATGAAAGTGCTGATAGAAGCCGATTGACTTACGACAGATTGCTCAAACGAGCCAAGATAGCCAACGATAAGATACTCGATATGATGTATACAGTAGGTTCGGCAAGATATGGAGGTGGTGTAAACGCACCGCGTTTTCCTGCTCAATTTCCTCATAATGGGTTTGGGGGATAATGCCGGATAAAGAACCAAATAGAGCGGTACATAAATATCCTCTCGCCAAACGAGGCATTAATATGTATGACAATCCAGACGACCTGAACCCCGAGGAGGCTATCTACACACAGAATTGCTTTTACCGCAACGGCATGGTCAAGCGTGGAGGTTCTTCTAAAGTAGCTACCACAGCGGTTGTAGCGGCAAAAAAAGGCACAGGACTTCATAAGTATTATTATAGCGGGACTTCGCAATTACTCGCTTCTGCTGGAACGATACTCAAATACCTATCTGCAGGAGCATGGGTAAACGCCAAGACAGGACTTACAGACGGGGCACAAATTCAGATGGTAACTTGGCTTGATAAGGTTTTTGTGGCTAATGGAGCGGATACTCCGTTTACGTGGGACGGCACTACGGCTACTGATATTACTGCTACAAGCGCACCTGCTTCTCCTAAACAGTTTCTGCCTTATCAGGACAGAATGTTAGCTATCCAGGGTGGCGACCTCGTATGGAGCGCATCCTTCGATGAGACGGCAACTTGGGGGACAGTAGCCAATATAGGTGTGAGGCCGGATAGCGTCCTTTATGGCATGGTTCATCACGGGCAGACTAATACAGATAGTGGTTATGAGGCCAAAGTCTTGCTTGCCGGAGCTAACGGAATGTATTTGTTTTTCGGAGATGATTTACGTTGGCCTTATACCACGGGAAACTATGTCATTTATCCACTGGCAACGTCAGTAGGTTGTAACGCACCAAGGACAATGATATGGACACCTAAAGGGACAATGTGGCTTGGGGTAGATAGGCAAATATACATCTTGTCTTTTGGTTCGAGCGTTCCTGTTCCTATAGGCCATAAAGTACAGTCATATACTTATTTGGCAGACATTGAAGGCATAGAAGATACTCCGGCGGGGCAAATAGAAAATGCTTGCGCGGTTTACCAAGAT